TTCTGTAATTCAGCAGTTGACCCTACAAACAATGCATTTTTAATATTTGCACTTGTTTTACCAGGTAGTTCTTTTAAATCTTTTAATTTCTTTTGTAGGTCTTGTAATTTATCAACAGACGTAGCAACTTGTCCTATTAATTGACCAACAACTTCATATGCTCTAGGGTGTTGACCTTCTTTCGCAATATCTAAAATACCTTGTATTGCTTCTTGACCTTTTTCTATAAGATTATAATAACTTTCTCTACTATAATCATAATCTGTATTAATATCTTTATCTATTTTTACTTGCACCTCACCATTTTTTCTTTGTACTGGTGCTTTAAATTCTTTAGGTGGTTCAAGTTCAGTCTTATCTATAACTTTATCTTTACCTTCCAAACCTAATATCTCATTAACACTTTCTTCCAATTTACTCATTATTCATCTTCTCCTGTTACTGGATTATATTTCTTTGTATCATCATAGAAACTAATCTTTGTTGTAAATCCAAAATCATCATCTGCGTCTGCACTTTCAGGATTTGGTATTACTATAATTCTTTCTTCTCTTGATAAAGGAGCATCCGTAGATGTTCCTAAATCTGCTTGTGATTGTCTAATAACTTTACTTTGTGCCATAGGTCCATATAAGTAAGTTTTAGCAGTAAAGTTTAAAGTATATATAACAGCTCTTCGCTTATTAAAATCACCATCATATGTATCTTCATATAATACTTCATCTAAAACAATAGGCACATCACGTTTAATATTTAATTCTGGTATTGCATTGATAGTAACTGTAAGGTCTGGTTGAAAATAAGGTAATATTTGTTCAACTATTTGTAATCCATTTTCTGCTGTAGCAGTAAAAGAATATAGACTGAAACTTATATCATATGGTACTGGTGAATAATTAAAATTATGTACAGTAGAATCAGAAGACCTAACTCTAACTGTCTTCTGCATTTTATTTAATTTTCTATTAGCGTCATACTTTAAACCTGTTAATTCAAATCCCATTCTAGGTAAAGTAATTGCAAAAGTTCTACCTTTATCTAAACTTGCTTGTTGTTCTAATCTTTGTATAAACTTTTCTTTAGGTGCATATGCTAAAGGCACACGCATTCTTTTAGTAACAGCGCCTGTGCTAGATTTTGTCTGTACTATAACGTTATTAAAAATTTGACCGAAGGCAATAGTTAGTCTTCTTAAACTTTGATTATAAAAGTGTTTTCCGAACATTATTCATCAATCTCCCCAAACGGATTTCTTTCTGTAAAATCTAATATATCATCCGCTGTTGATACTGTATCATATCCTGCCTCTTTATTCAAGTCTAGGTTATCTGCATATGGAGATTGTGTCTGTATATTAGATTCTGTAAAGTCTTCTTTCATTAAGAAAGATGGTTGACCTGTTGCGTGGTCAAAATAATCTTCTAGTGTTAATGAACCTGCACCTGTTAATACTTCTTGTCCATATTCTAATGAAACTCTATATTGTAATTGGTCTAGTGTATGTGTATCTTCGTGTTGGTCAATACTTTCTTGACCTGTATCAAGTTTCTCACTTGAATATTCCCAACGAGTTACTTTCAATTTATAAACTGGTAAGTTTCCTAATTGATAGAAAGGTTCCTGGTCTTCTACAAATAATATTTCAAAGAAAGCACTCATTAAAGGTACATAAATTACATCACCTTCATTTGGTCTTCCTACAGCAATTAAGTTTGCTTTATTTGCAACTAAATTTTCAAAACTTCTTTTTGCAACAACAAGTGTTGTGTCGTCCCTAATTTCTAATCCAAATTTACTTATGATTTCTTGTTCTCCAGCAAAACCTGTATTGTTTTCAAAATACATTTCTACTGAAAATGAATCATCAAACTTACTAGTTACATCTTCTCCTAGTATTAAATCTTTATTGACTAATGTTCGTGGTAAGTAAAAGACATCCTGACCGTAAATTTTAAGACCTTCAACTATTAAATCTTCGTGTAGTCTTTTTTCGGCAGCATTGCCTATGCCTCGTCCACCTTGAAAGTAATGATTAACTGGCATAGCATTATCCTATCATAAAAGTTGGGTTCAATTCGTATTGTGACCTTATTCTTTGTTCTAAATTTTCTATATCTGAAAGTGCTTGTGAATAAATTTCTGAACCATTTAAAGTAACCCCACCAATCATTTGAACACCACCAAATTTAGATAAGTTAGCACCCCATTGTTTTTTAAATAAAGCAGTTACATATTTCTTTAAAAATAAATCATCATAAACATCTGTAAATTGTGCTGGGTCTAATTTTCTAAAACATTCTATTACAAGAAATTCATCTACTTGTAAATCATTTCCCCAATCCATATCTATATACAATCTATTATCGTGTTGATTAAATCTCATTGGTTTTTCACCAACTAATATATGGTCTAAAAAGTCTAAATGTCTTAATACAACATCATAGTTAATAACAGACGTTGATGAAAAGTCATATAGGTCATTTAATCTTAATTGATATCTAACATCAAATAAATTTAAATTACCTTTGTTTGAAAATGGAAAAATATTAACTACTGATATGACTGATTCAGGAACTATGATATAAGCATTATCTTCTTTCCATTCAGTTGATACGGTAGTTGAATCACCATATGTTTTACTAGCAGTTTCAGTTGTAGTTCCTAAAATTCTATCTTTATCTGCTTGAGTATATTTGTATTTTAGATAGGTTCTCTTAACACCATCATAGTGGTATTGAGCGAAATATTGTAATGCTTCGTCTATTCTATCTTCTAATTGGTCATCATCTACGTTGATTTCAATTACTGGTTTACCCAATGCTCTTAATGAATATTGCTTTAACTGTTCTCTGGTTGCTGGTTTTGCCATACTGGTTCCTTTATTGTATATTTATAATAACAATTATATCTTCGGAAACAAATTATCAGTACAGAATACTCTTATATCATCTTCAGGCAATCCAAGGGATCGCATTACTCTAGGGGTGTGTGGATTTTGTTGTTGGTGTTCGCAATAGAAGTTTTGCGCTCTTATTACATCTTCTTTCTTTGAATCGCTATTATAATGACCAATTTTGTCAAGATAATTTTCTAAATTAGACGTAGCAAGAGTACAAATTTGGTTTAATTCTCTTTCATCCGAAATATTACCAGCGGCAATCATACCTGGACTAAAAATTTCTAATGCCCAATCTGGCAATTCTCTTTTTTTAGATGGTTTATACCACTTTGTTTCTTCTATAAAATACTTTGTTAATGGGTGTTCTTTTAATAATAGTGGACTAAAATCGTGGAAACAACCTGTCACCTTTTTCTTTCCTGCAATAACATCAAATCCATAAATTGGACCACCATTTGTTAAATTTGGAAATAAACATATGTGTGCCATCCAAAGACCTTTTGTTTCTCTAGCATCCACTACGTCTACGTGAGCACGTCTTACACTCATATTAGACCAAGTACGGTTGGTCCAATTATCATTATTAAATCTATCCATACCTTCTTCGTTGTATTCTTTACAACGTCTATCAAGTATAGCGATTATATCTTTTTCAAGTTTGATTAATCTTTCCCAAATCATTAATCTTTGCCTTCAATACTAGTACCTTTGAAAGGATCATTTTCTGTATCTTTATTATTTTCATCAAATACTTCATTGGTTAATATTAAAGGTTTTGAAGTATCCATATCGTTCATTTCTTTAAACAATTGTGTAGCACTTGCGAAACAAAATTTACACTCATTTAAAATATTAAGTTTATAAACATTTAAATAACTGTTTATCATTTCTCTCACTATTCGTTTATAATCTTTTATTTCTTTATGTTTAAATATGTAATATCTATTTGGTCCTGGTGTTCTTTTCTTTATCATCTGACCACCAGATACATCTCCTAAATGTCTAACATAGATATGAGCGTATAATTTTTCTGCGTCTTCTTTGATTGATTCAATATGAGCAACATAATCTTTTGTACTTTGAGTTATTGTTGGAAGTCCTTCACCTGTCCATAATGCTTTAAAATCATAATGTATATGTTCTCCTCTAGGTAAATTAGGAGTTGTACGAAATAGAGAATTCTCCATACCATACTTTTCTAGTACAGAATAACATTGTAATTGATTGTAAAGATAAGTTGCGTATAGATTATGGTCAATAGAACCAGACATAAGAGTCTTGACAAACTCTTGTCTTTCTGCGTTTTGATGAATTTCTGCTGTTAGCTCTTTGATATCGTACATAATATAACCAGGTAATGTAAGAAGATATTACTATCTTCTGGAGAATTAATTAAACTTCTAAACCGTCTTCTTTTAGTTTTTTAGTATGTGCTACTTGCGCTTTAATTATATCTTGTTCTTTAACTAAATTAGCAGCTGCTTCATCTTCGCCATCTTTTAATCTTTGTGCAACAGCACCTGCTTCATCTTTGCCTTCTGCAAAAACTACTACTGCTGAACCGTTCCAAGATAATCTCCAAGGTTCAACACCATCAGGAACATCATCTCTTTTGATTGCTCTTCCTGCTGATACTGCTTCATCGCCAGCTCCTGCTTTATCTGTAAAAGCTGATCCGTCGTGTACATTAAAGTAATATGTTGCCATTTTTTTAATTCTCCTTAATTATATATTATGAACCGTACTTACCACCGTAAGTAGAGTCGTTGTTTCCATAACTTCCCCACCAGTCAATTTGCATTAACAATGGATAGTTAGTTGAATGGAAACCTCCGTGTAGCCACGTTCTAGCAGCTGACAATCCGATATTTCCAGTTTTGTTAGTTACGTCTGATCCAACAAGGTTGTTGTTGTTCGGACAAATATCATCTCCAGATGATCCACCTTGATATACTCTAGTAGTTGTAGTTTCATCTGAATCAGTTGGATCAAAAGCAAACGCATACGTTCTATGAGAAGTACCGTCGCAGTTATCTGACCAACCTCCGTGGAAACCTGTACGTCCCCAAGCAAACCAAGGGTTACTTCTTGAAGATTTAGTTTGGTTAACACTTATGTATTTTTTAGGATTCTGTAAACTCATACAGAATGCATTAATACCTGGACCATAGTAGTAATATGGAGAATAAATCATACCCCAAGTACCGTCCCAAGTAGTATTGAATTTAGTGTAGTATTGGTGACCAGTCCAAGCGCCGTAAGACGTTGTTGTTGATCCTTGGAATGTTTGCCAAGAATCCCATTGTCTACTTGCACCTGTTATAGCAACACCTGTTCCTTTTACTGAACAATCAAATACACCGTATCTTTTACCGTTACCTTGTTTTAATCCAAATCCAACGAAATCGTTATTACCAACAACTACGCACCAATCTTTATTATTTTGGTTAGTCCAAGTGTCAGTAAAGTATTCAGTTGAAGATAAATTATCAAAGAATTCTTTAATTCTGTCTATTTTATTTAAACATTTCGTACTTTTGAAAATGTGAATAGTTTTTGAAGTATTTCCACCTTCGTCACCAGAGTGAATCATAACTAAAGTTTTAGTTGATTCATTGTATCCAGTACCAGTCGCATATGATTGGTCTGTATTTAATAAGTGAGAAGAATAGTTATAGTAATCTATATTAGGACAAGCGTGATTACCAGGATACATTTCTCTCATTGTAAATCTTCTGTTTATGAACATACGTCTAGGTCTAATACCTTCAGGTAGAACCATATTTAATTTACACCATCCGTTTTGATATTCAAAACTAGAAGAATATTCGTGTAATGAATGCCAAGACACCATTCCATCTCTTGATGATGTATGCCATTGTGCGTGTGGATATTGGTCACATTGGTATAATGATTTATTCCAATATGTCCAAGATGTATAATCTTGTGATGTTAAATCGTGGTGAGAAACGTGAGTACCGTGGTCATTGTGTGAATAGGAGAACGAAGCGTCACCAACTATACCAAATCTGTAGTTAGTTGTTGAGTTACAATTTGCTGCCCAAGGTGATCCTGTTTCTTTGAAACCAGAGTCGAAAACTCTATAAGTTACGTGGTGGTTTTGGTCGGAGTTATCTCCCCAAAAACCAAATAATGGTTGAGATTCTTTTCTGTGGTCAATTGCCCCAGCTGATCCGCCACCTAATAGTGTTGAATAATTACTCATTTAAATGTTCTCCCTTAATTCTTTTCTTAAACTATTTATATTGTTTAGTTCTTTCATTTTAAAATTATGTTAACAACCAACCAACGAATGAAGAAGTCACGTCTGGCGTTGTTTTAAATGTTAGTCTGAAATTAGCGTAATTAGCGTCTACTGTTAAATTTTCAGCAAGACCTGCTATATTATTACCGTTTCTATCTACTGTAAGATTGAAAGTTTTGAATTTACCCATTGCGTCTGAAACCATAACGTAATCGTTATCTACTGGACTTGCAGGTAATGTCATTGTGAAAGCACCGCCGTCTGTATTGCAAATATATGCACCACCAGCTGTAGCAGTAAAATTAGATGTTTTAGTTTCCCAGTTAATTCCAGTTGCATTTGCCCATACTGGATCAGCAGCATTACCTTTTGTTTGTAAAACGTTTCCGCTTGTTCCTGCAGGTAATCTTTGAACACCACTAGCATCCCTAAACAGCATATCACCGTGGGTTGTTAGTTGTGTTACATCATCACCTTTTTTAGCGATTTTGGACCAGTAAGTTGCATTTGAAGTAGCATTACCAGTTGAAGCTAAAATGCATATAAAACTCTCTCCTCCGAAAGTTACAATGTCATCTACTACGTAAGCAGTAGCGCCATTATAAGCACCTTGGAATACTGGTTTAATTCTGCCTAAATTTATTGTTGCCATAATTCTCTTGTTCCTTATTTATATTTATAATAGTTTATTTCTCACTTTTATAAAATTTGTAATATTTATTTTTATAGTCCTACTGTTAAATTACCGTTAACTATAGTCCACTCTAATCCAGACTTCCAAAAGACACTATCCTCAAAGATATCTTCTTGATGTTTAGTTGCATATCTAGTATCTATGTTATCTACAGCATTAGTATATGTTATTTGTAAATTTCCTTTCCATTCAGGAGTGTATATATCTCCACCTGTTAATTGATGTTTACTATTATAGTAGTATAATTTATCAACAGCACTTCCAGGGTCTGTACTCGGTGTTTTCTTTGGAACAACTATTTGTACATATGCACTTGCATTTCCAGCAGTTCCAGAAGTAGTTACATTTGTTGAGTATTCAGTTCCACCACCCCACGTTCCGTCTGAAGTAGTTGAAAATTTTAATTCGTGTCCAAGATTACTTGAATCTGAAACATCAAATTTGTAA